GGTTTATCTCTGCATGGATTCTACCTTTATGTTCGTATCTTAAAATAGAGTCTATAAATGTTGTGTGGGCCTTATTAACTTCTCTTGCTTTTGCAATCATATTAACAACAGGATGTTTATGTTCTTGTAAAAAGTTTTTTGTAAAAGATGGAGCCTGTGTTTTTTCTGTTCTCTCAAATGGTATCTTTAAGTTTTCAAATACATCTGCTATACTACTTGCCGCCCATATCTGTGGACGTACATTTGTTTCTTTTTCAATTTCATTCAACAGTAAATTTTCCTCACCTATCAACGTTTTTTTAAGCTCGTGTGCTTTTTCCACATCCACTCTCACGCCTTTAAATCGCATGTCAACAAGACAAGGAAATAAATCTGTTTCTAATTCCATAATTGATTGAAGGTCTTGTGAAATAATTTCTTTTTTCATTTCCTGCCACAGACCATATGTTGCTTCTGCATCTCGTTCAGCATAAGTACCAACATTTAGTGATGGTAATTTATACATTTCTGATTTTGGATCTATACCCCACTCAGCAGCTGCTTCTGCAAGTGCTGCTTCGTTCTTACCAAAACCTAAATACTTCCAGGACAAACTATTAAGATCATATCTAAATCTATTTTCATCAGTCACAGCTGCAGCTATCATTGTATCAACGATCATACCATTGATTGTTAAACCCATGGCTTTAATCCAACATACATCGTACATTGCATTGTGAAATATTTTAGTTGATTCTGTCTTAAGAATATCTTGAAACCATTCTAAAACTTTTTTCTTATCCATGTTGCCACCGCCTTCGTGTGCAATAGGAAAGTATCCTTTGTAATGTTTTGTTGCTACAGCTATTCCTATAACTTCTCCATTACCTATAATAGATCCAGATCCTTTTTTAATTAAGTCTGGGTCTTTTGTTTCTAAGTCAATTGCAATTTCTTCAACCTGTCTTAGGTCAGGAAATTCTGTGGGTATTACCCATTCTGTTTGTGCGCTAAATGTAGGTATTTTCATATCATTAAATAACAAAGAATTAATAAACATGTAAACAACCCCATGTAATGAGGTATATGATTATTTGGTTCCATAGTCCCTTTCGATTATCATTTCTATAAAATGTATTGCTTTATCCAAGTCTTGTTTCTTTCCTTTCAGCCGGTGACGACATACATACTTTATAACGCATCCTTCTGGGAAAAGCAATTCATTCTCTACAACAAATTTACTTGGTTGAATTTTAAATTTTTGGTAATGGGATCCTCCGTGTTGCTTATCCCAAACTTTCGATGTCATAACCTTTGTTCTCCTGTCTAGCTGTTAGTATATATAGATTTTGTTTTGTACGCGTTACACCCACATACCAAACTCTTTGTTCTTCGTCGTACTTGTCTTGACTTTTTTCTACTGCCTCTCTTATTTTTTTTGTATTATCTAAAATTAATAAAACATTTGTTGCTTCACCACCTTTAGCTGCGTGTATTGTAGATAGTTTTACTCTTGCAGGTTTAGAAAGTTCTTCTTCTAATCGTAACATTTCTCTTATGTATAAACTTTCTTCTGGGTCAACTTTAAAAACATCAAACCATCTTTGCGTATTACTAAATCCAAATTCTTTTAAATCATACATTCTTTCTTCTGTAGGTGCTTTTTCCTCTAAGAATTCAAACAAATCTTTTATTTCTGACAAAGATAACTTGTCTCCATTAGTCCAACGTGTGTAATCTTGTATTGATTTATACAATCTTGTCTTATAACTCTTTCTACCTTTTATTTCAAAGTAAATAGCCATATCTTTTAATATTGGTTTTATTTTTATTAATTTGTCATTAGTTCTAGCTAAAACTAACCAATCTCCACTGTCTAAAGGTGCATCTTCAATTGAAGTTATGTGGTGTGTGGTCCCCGGTTCCGGACGCGGCGCCCATTTTTTTTTAATTCTTCGGTCATCTGGTATTCGACTTAGTATTTGATCTGCTATGTGTTGTACTTGTCGCGGCACCCTGTAAGATTGTGGCAAAACTATGTCTTTAGCCGGTTCGTCCTGAAATCTTTTAACATCTGCACCAGCCCAGCCATAAATAGCTTGATCATCATCGCCAGCTAGGATAACATATTTAGAGTTTTTTTTAAGTATATCGTACATTTTCCACTGTATTGGTGATAAATCCTGTGCTTCATCAATGAATATTACGTCATATTTCGGACACAATTCTGCCACATTAAATCTTTCAATCATATCTGTAAAATCTACCAAACCATACGCCTGTTTATAATTATCTACTTCATCTTTTAAAATTTGTAATTGATGTTTGTCTATGTCTTCTGAATACATGTCTGTATTATATTCTTCTTCAATAGATACATTCTTGATTCTTGCTGCATTAATAATGTTGAAGTATTCGCTATCAGAATCTACAAATCCTGTCTTTTCTTCTCCATTAGAATAGACTGTAACTTCTATACCCAGTTTCCTACCTATATCTTCGTAATGTTCGTCCTGCATTACTTGTGCTTTCTTTATACCTAGTTGATTAAAAGCTAATGAGTGTAGTGTTCTAAAGTGTTTTAAATTTTTTTTCTGTAATTCTGGATATGCATCTAACATTCTGTCTACTGCTTCGTTTGCAGCTTTAGTTGTAAATGCAAAGTACCCTATCTTATCAATAGGTGTACCTAGTTTAACAAATGTTTTTACATACTTGATAAGTTTAGTCGTCTTCCCTGTACCAGGAGGACCCAATATTTTTCTAATCACATTATCTCCGTGTTATGTTTTATTTTAGTATGGTTTATTTCTATGTCTTCAAACTCTTCTATACTTATCATTACAATATTTTTTGTAGGTGTATTGTACTTACCTTTTTCTTTTGTTGGAAATCTTTTCTGTTCTAAAAATTGTATGTCACATTTTTTGTAATTAGTCTTCATCATTACACCTGTCTTATCTTCGCCATGTTTCCAGTTTTTAGATCTTAGTTTGTCGTAGAATTTATCAAATTTAAAGTATGCATAACCTTCTTCTATTAATACTGTACCGGATTTAAATGCTGCATCGTTCATAGCTTTAGGTCCATTTATTTTTGCATGTAATACATCATGCAGTTTTTCTTTTGGTGATGTACCTACAGGAGGGTTAATTACTTTTTGTGTTTGAAATAATGATTCCAATACTGTTTGATCTTCCGGTGCTTTTATAATTGGTGGTGGAAATCCTGCAGCTTTTGCTATTGAGTTCCTACGTTTACGTTGATCTGTTACATGTTCAATTGTTTTACAATGCACTGTTGCTTTACCAATACCATCTGGTTTAGTTACATCAAATTCATATTCTGGGTCTGGTTCTATATCTATCTTTCTTAAATTTGTTAACACAGGATACTGTCCTTTAGATCCTGCAAGTATTCCAAATTTTTTCTTAACACAAATACCTTTCTTACAAAAATCACTAAGCGGACTTTGATTACAGGTATAACCTTTTTCTGATCGGTTCCATGATCTTGTTTTTTGTTTTAATTTATTATCATCCCATGCGTTGGCATGTTCTCTTGCAAAATATTTTACTGGTGCATTCTTTACTTTTTGTTCCCATGTATCTGGATATTTCATTTTAACAAACACATGGTAGTTGTACATAAATCTATCTTTGCCATCAAAGTCTGATTGATTAGATATTTTAGATATCAAAGCAAGACAAGGTGGTCCTTCTAAAAAATCTTCATCTACACCTTCCATAGATTGTTTTTCCATCTCTTCAGTTAAAGATTTTAGATCTTCTGTGTTAGTTATATTTGCGTCTACTACTTTTATAAATTGTTCTAGTGTAAAAAAAGTACCGTCAATGTTGATAGCTTTACGTTGTCCACCATAGTATGGTAAGTTTATAAATTGTCCTGGTTTTATTATCCCTGTTTCCGGGTCCTTAGTTAGTTGTGTCTGCTTTGGAAATATTTCTGTATCTGGTTTAAGATTAAACAAAGGTAGTAAATTACTTAAGAAGGATACAATAATCGTTGATTGTACGAACTCATTCATAAATAGATATAAATGCAGCCCACCGCTTTTAGATTCAATAGGTATTAAAGGTAATTTGTATTGTTGAATTGTTTCTAAATAAAATTTTTTGTCAAAGTTTTCATATTTTTTAGGATCTATGTCTATTACTCCAAACCTGGCATCACCACTTTCATTGGTTGGTTGTATGCCGACAGATATCTTACCGCTTAAATGATCTTGATAAATAGTGTCTGTAAATTCCTCGTAAGTCCATCTATAATTAGGTTTTTGCTTTCCACTTTCTGGGTCTATTATAGCGTTGGTCCAATCTGCGATCCCATACGCATGTCTATAGCCATTAAATATCTTTATAAATTCCTGCATAATTATCCTGTCTACATGGGCCACTTAGTCTCCCTCATGGCCCACGCTGTGCACATATTCCCGAAGGAATTATATAATGCTTTTACTTTCTGCTGGTTTCTCTTCACCATGCTTCGCTTTCACTGCACCTTTAGAGATGCTTTCAGAAAACGATTTAGCTTGTTGATAGATACTTGCTTCAGTAATAGGACCAACTTTACTTACTTCCCAACCAAACCATGTGCCTTTATCATTAGACATTTGGGTAGTCTTTAGTTTGTAAATGTGGCTAAAAGATGCCGGTGTATATAAACC